CTTAACATTTGGTCAACGTCTCCAATTCCTTCTAATTTAATAGAGACGGACACAGTTAGCCTTTTTTAATGATCTTATGGTAAATAGCCTCGTTTAGATCAACCGCATAATCAACCACTTCTTCCGGCGTCATGCTGTTAGCATGGTGCTTGGCAATATCATGCGCCAGCGATACCGCGGTCAGACGTTGCTGCGGAAACCCGAACCAATCTTTGCGATGCTCTGCTTGATTGATTAGGTATCCGAGCAAGTCATTATTGTTTTGTATTGTGGTAGACATTTTATTCCTATGCTGGAACTGGAAACATTTCCGCAAGCAATTTCAGAACCATTTGTTCCGCGGTGTCAGGGTCAGACAATTCAAGCGAATCGGCGACTTCCTGCGGGTCCAAAACCAGCCCGCGGCAGGCCAGCTTGAGATCACCCGTTACACCGACCAAAAACTCTACAGTAGAGTCAAGATCATCCATTAGCTATTGCTCCAACCGTATTGATTGCCACGCGGGTGCAGAGTAAACGTGCACTTCGCCTCCGCGCCTGGTGCCGCGTCAATTTGAAATTGACTGGCTCGAGCGTTGAATGCATAGGCGATCGTGTTTACACCTTCCGTTGCGGCAACAACGTAGGTTCGATCCACAACCCCGCTATACGCGTCAGCCCGGATCAACAGCAAACCCGCATCATTTGGGTTCCACGCGGCGGTGATAGTCAGGCTGGTCGGCGCTGATTGTGCCGGGATCTTATCCGACTGACGCGAGCCGGCGACGCCAAAACTAGCAACAGCATCATCCTGACCGAATGCAGGCACCGCCTCGACGTTCAGCTGCGTGCCCGATCCGCCAGTGCCGTTAGCCACGGCGCCGACAATCGTTGTAACCTGGGCCGTCCAAACGGACAGATTGGCAGTGGTCAGTACAGTCGGAGTGGCGCCAGTCTGCAACCACATGGATGCAGAAAACCCAGGCAAAACTTTATTCGGAATAGCCATAGTAATTGCTCCTGTTAGACGCTGTTAGACCAACCGTACAGATTGCCGCGCGGGTGCAGAGTAAACATACATTTAGCTTCAGCACCAGGCGCTGCATCAATCTGAAACTGACTGGCTCGAGCGTTGAATGCGTAGTACACAACGTTGGGAACTGTAGCATTGTCGCTGGCGGAAATGACGTAGGTGCGGTCTACAACGCCACTGTAAGCGTCGCCGCGAATCAGCAGCAGCGCAGGATCATTCGGGTTCCAGGCAGCCGTGATCGTCATGCTTGTAGGCGCAGACTGCGCAGGAATCTTATCCGACTGACGCGAGCCGGCGACAGTGAAACTGGCAACCGCATCATCCTGGCCAAAAGCTGGAATAGCTTCTACCGGCACCAGATTACCGATCACTGCCAGCGGAGAAACACTGGCCACCAGCGATAACTGCGCCAGCGTCAAAACAGTCGGGGTAGTAGTCGGTTGTGCGTACAGCGCAGCAGTAAATCCCGGTAAAACTTTATTTGGCAAAGCCATTTTTCATTCCTTGAAGATAATTGAAAGTCTTATGTTGGGATATACAGTGTGCAGTCGAGATAAATCTGCGCCATCTTTTCTTCGTTATTGTAACTATTGTACAACCAAAATACATCTGCTTTTGATATGCCAAACCCATAAGTCGGGCCACCAAAAACGCCACTATATCCATGCAAAGATTGAAGAATTTGATTTGAGAGTGTAAAACCTTCTTCAATAACTTGCGTGAAAATAGAGATTTGAAATACAGGCGTATCAATGCCTTTTACACTTTGCACGGGGCCAGTGTAGACAGGCTGATGAACATTGCGCAACATCCAGGTTATAAACTTAGGCTGGGTTGCAAAGTTGCGATTGAACGCAGCGTAAACCGGCACAGGCGTGACAATGCTGGCCAGTTGATACTGGATTGCCTTTGCGTAATTAACCGGATTAAGTTGCGCCATTTACACCGCCGTAACAGGATCAGAACGATAACAAAGAATAAGCACTGACATACGATCGTCAGCTTCCCGAATGTTATCAATCCTCCAATCATTGCCGCGCCAAGTGATCGAATACAAATTTTGCTGATCAACCATTAGCTTTGTGTTTGGCGTGTAATTCAAAGTAAAGTTAATCAAATCCTGATACAAACGATACTTGTCTGCAATCTTTAGGCTGTTGGCGACAGACGAAACTCTAGCGCGAGTATCAAACCATTTGGTTTGCGTTGTTGATTGCTCGCCAAACGCACTGATTCCAAAAGTCAGATTGTTCACGGCAATGTTTTCAAACCGGGCGATTGCCATTACATCACCAGCGGCTTGTAACTGCGAAGCAAAGTCTCAACGCCAAATGGAATGTTCTTCAATTGCGTTTCCGTGCTGTTTGACCGCTGATTATACAAATGCGTCAGCAACAATAGCGCAGCCTGCTTGACAACAGGATACGTTTGAATCGGGTTTGCAGCGGTAGTGTATTCAACAACAATCGGAGCCGTCATAAACGTATTGATATCTGACGGCAATTCACTCAAGATGATTTTGTTGCCTGAAACATCATATAAATAATTGACTGATGAAATTGTTGTAAATGTACTCGGATTGTTTTCGTTCCAGTAACCTACGCTATTAACAGTAACGCCAGCAAGCGAAGAATTGGAGTTCTGACTTACTTCTGGCAGATCCAAAGACACGGGCGAAGTAATCAAACCCAAAGGACTGTACCAAACCCGATAGGTTGTCGCAAAGATTGAAAGGCCGAGATAATCTTCAATAGCAAACCTAGTTGCAAGCCCGAGAGTCGTAATATAAGGATCTTGGCTTTGATCATCAAACAGGTTCAACTGCTGGGTCATTTCCTCCAAAGTCAACCATGCCGTTGTTACGTCACGATTGATCTGCTCAAACTTGACATAATTAAACGGATTACGGCTTGACGCGCCGTAAGGGTAACCGCCGGAAACTAGATTATCAAACGCCATAATTAAACACCAATAGCGCGAACACCAGCAAACGGATCGCGAACGCTTGATACCATCCGCTTTTGCGCAAACATGGTAATAAAACCTGGCGCAGATTGTTCCATCATTTGAATGGTCATCTCCTGAACGTCAGCAATGCTAAGAAAGCGCGGCCAGTTTGCAAGATAAATAGACTTGCATCCAACAGTACCCCAGACATCCAGGTACGGGTTGGGAATAACGGGAAAGCCAAAAATGTTTACCAATGACCCGCCATCCTTTTGCCCGATCTCAACGTAAGCATAAGATGCGCTGCCATGCGCGTAATTACGCAGAGCCAAGATCGCAGACGGATGCATCATCCAAGCGGTGCCGGGTAGATACCAATACTGAGACGGCAGTGCGTTTGCCATATCCACCAGATCTTCATGATCTAGCCCAGCGCCAGCGGTTGACGCGCCAGTCGTAGCAATCGTATGAAGACCGTTTGTGATTGCCGTCCCAGACGTTCCATAGGCCGCTACAGCCGCTGCCGCGCCAGGGTATGAGTTAATACCCCGCAGCCCGTTTGTCGCGCCTAGCGCCGTTGTAGTTGATCCTGATTGATCGTTGTTGCCTGCCATCGACGCGCCTTCGATAGCTCCGAATTCCAGCATCAGATCTTCAACCAGCGTTTCGTTCAGGTAATTAACATCCGACATCACTGCAGTGCGGATTGGCAGTTGAGCGGTAATCACCCGCGTCGGCAACTGCCAAATGCTGGTATTGGTATTAGGCGTCCCGCTGTTAGGCGTAAAAGTATAAGTCCAAGGGTTAGCCTGCGTTGCAGCATTGCCTGTTTTGGCCACAAACTGGACACTAGATCCAACTGCAGAAAATTGCCGCGCCACTTGACGAAACGGATTTGCATATCGCAGCGCAGCAAACGAATCATCAAACTTAGTGCGCCCACCTTGGCCGTCACCGCTACCCGTCAATCCAGCGGCTTCGCGCAAGTTGATCTTTACCTGTTCACCAGTGGTAATTGCTTCTTCAATTCCAGCCAGGATATTCTGAGTTACGGTCATTTTTTCATCCATTAAATAACAGGCGGGGGCCGAAGCCCCCTGCCATCAATCGTTATCAGGCGGCAGCAGTGCCAGTCGAACGATAACGGACGCCTGCATTAACATCGCGAACGCTGGTTGCAAGCCGTTTTTCCCCGAAGAAGGTAATGTAGCCAGGCAGGGTTTGGTCATAGCGACGCATGACCATATTCAGACGGTCAACGATAGTGTGGAACCGCGACCAGTCGGCAAAATACATCGGGTATTTAGACACAGTGCCAGCTGCGGCGGTAGCAAGCTGACTCGGCGCATCCAGATACTTATTGATCACAACATCAAACCCAAGCAGTTGACCAATAATACCGTCAGGATTCAGCGACTCAACCGAATTGAAAATCGGGCGACCGTTGGTATCCTGCAAGCCACGAATTGCTTGAGCCAAAATCGGACTAACCAAAAACTTTGCATTTGAAGTCCAGTACTGCTGCGGCAGAGCATATATCAGATTGATAACATCTTTATATGCGATGGCATTTGCGCCAACCGTGTTCACGTTGCTAACGATCTGGTCATACGTTGCCATTGAGTGCAAGCCCGAGGTGCTGCTGGTGCCGCTGGTGCCGAATGACGGAGTGCTAGTGGTCCCGCCGGCATAAACGGCATTTGCGCCAGCATACTGATTCAGCCCGCGCAGGCCGTCAGCACCGCCAGTGGTCACCGAAGTGCCCGTGCCGGTTTGGTCATTGTTGCTGATCATCGATTGCGCCTCGGACTGCGCAAATTCAGCCAGCATGTCGTCAACGACATTCGCCTCAAGGCCATCAACGTCGTCCAGCGCCGCAGTGCGGATCGGGAACTGCACGTTGATGTCTTTCAACACCAGTTGCCAAATGCTGGTGTCTTGAGTCGTAGCAGATCCATTGTTCTGGATTGCATAGCCCCATTGCGTTCCTGCGTTCCCCGTTTTCAAACGCCACTGATAAGACGAACCATCGGTAGCAACGGTACGCGACACGCCGCGCAGAGGATTGGCCAGACGCAGTGCCACAAACACCGGGTCGTAAGCAGTCCGACCGCCTTTACCGTCGCCGCCAGCAGTCAGCGAGGACGCCTCTTGCATGTATGCTTGGTACTGCGACTCATCTGCAAACATTTGCAGTTCTTTCTCGACTTGATTTTTGCCGGAATAGAACTGTTTCAGTTGCTCACGCACATTGCGATTAACGTCAACGCGGATTGACTTGGCAATCGGACGAATGATGGCCGGCGCCTGCACCGACACTTCAGCCACTTTAGCAACTTGCGCGGCTTCAATAGCGTCGAGTTTCTCAAGGATGATTTGCGACATGATTACACTTTCAATTTAGAATTAAGGATTTTGACAAGCTCGCGCTCTGCAAGAGCAGCAAGAATCTCGCCTTCTTTGGTCGCTTCCGAGTCTGAATCACTCACAATCGGCGCGGTTTCAACCTGCACGGGAACATCACGTTCAGCCAGCGCAGACTTGAAAACAGACACGGCAGCGACCGCATCTTTTCTGGCAAGGCCCGCATCACGCAAAGCCCTTTCCAAAACTCGAGGATTAACTGAACCATCTTCCATGAAATACTCCAGCTTATTAACCGAAGCCATTGGATTGTTTGGGTACATAACTACAGACACTTCGCGCAAACCGCCTTGCGTAATCTGAAAGTACCCGTCCTCAGACTCAGTTGGCTTGCCGTCTGCGGATACCATTGTGCAAGATTCCGCATAAGCACCGACAGACACGCCGCCGAACATAGCAGGGCTTTCGGTCATGACTTCGTACAGATCCGCACCAGCAGTAGTGCTAGTGAATAGCCGACCAGATGCAAGCATTCCGTCGTCATCAAACTCAAACGCAGTCCATTCACCAACAGGAACTGCGTCTGCATTGTGATTCACGAACATTGGAAGCGGCCTGCCAGAATGGCTAAATTCATCAGCCCATTTCATGAAACCTTCTGGCTTATAGAAGAATTTGCGACCGTCTGCGCCTTCGCGAGCGCCCCAGGTAGTGACGCGAGCCTCAATCGCCCCCTTGGCAGTTGCGCCATTCTTTGCCGGCAAGTTCAGCTTTGCTTCGCAAACAATCTGCATCTGATTCATTGATTACCCCTAGCTTAATAGATAAATTGTCGTCTGTTATTTTATGGGTAACAACTTGGTTTGTGGCAAGTTTAACACCTGTTCTGCGAACTTGTAAAACTAGCTTACACATTGGGCTTAGTTCACTCATGCTGCAAGCAATACAATCAAATCTTCATCGCTTAGATTCTGAACGCCTCGAGCCGAAAATCTGCCGCCGATTGACTTTACAATGACTGATTCCGGCTTCGCAGACGCACCAATAGACACAATCCCAATCGCTGAAATTGATTGGACAGAAGATTTTATTGCTGCGCCTTTGGCTTTAGCGATTGTGTTTATCGCTACAACAATCGGATCTTCTGCAGGCTTCTCTTTCTTTTTCTTTACATCGATTGCTCGATCCATCGAAAACGAATAGCCACCGCCTCCACCGCCTCCCTGCGCGGGCGACGGACTGACAGTCACGCCTACGACAGACGGCAAAATAGTTGCTTCGACGCTTGGGGCGCTGACGTTAACGTCAGTCGGCGAGCCTCCGCTAGCGTTGATGCTTGCAGCAGCAGATGCTGCCGCAGACCCAGCGACAACAACCAGCGCCGCACCGCTTGCAGTTAAGATTGCCG